TAAGTTTGAGTACCCTGAAAAACTGCACCCGTCATTCGTTAATATCACAACAAATCAGCATGATGTTATTGTTTGGGAAGGTGGCAGGGGCGGCGCAAAGTCTGAGGCGTTAGCAGCCATCAGCATAGCAGAGTCTTTTATTGATGATGGCGTTATTCTGTGTTGCCGCGAAATTCAGAAGTCTATTAATGACTCACTATATGCAACAATCGTCAGCGCAATATCAAAGTACAAAATAGAAAGTTATTTTAAGATTCTGCAAAACTAAATAACGAATTTAGTCACTGGCGCGAAGTTTATTTTCGCAGGGCTAAAAAGCAACATCACGAATATTAAGTCAATCAATAAACTTCGGGTTGTGTTGACTGATGAAGCTGAAAACATCACTCAAAACTCATGGGATTATTTAAGGCCGACACCGCGTTATGGCATGGTGCGGGTTTATGTGGTTTTTAATCCACGATTTGAAACAGACGCAACATGGCAAGAATTTATCGTTAAGAATGACGATAAAACGCTACATATCACGATTAACTGGAAAGATAATCCGTGGTTTCCTGAGTCGCTAAACAATCAGCGATTGCGTGACATGCGTGGCGATGCGGGGCGTTATTCGTGGATTTGGGAAGGCAAGTTTCTCAAAATATCTGACAATTCGATTTTAGCTAAAAAGCTAAGGTCTTTAGATTTTACGCTTGATGAATCGTTTGGTGATCCGTTAATCGGCATCGACTGGGGGTTCAGTGTTGACCCTACGGCGATCATAGAATCATACGTTAAAAATGAAACGCTCTACATAAGACGAGCAGGCTCAAAGGTTGGTCTTGAATTAGACGACACGGCGGACTGGCTAGAAAAGCACGTCCCAAGCGTTAAGAAATTCACATCACGCGCTGATTGCGCAAGACCTGAAACGATTAGCAAGGTTAAAAAAGACATTCCCTTAATCAAAGGGTGCGTCAAATGGAAAGGCAGTGTCGAGGATGGTGTTGTCGTCCTGCAATCTTTCAAAGAAATCATCATTCATCCTGATGCTGATTGCTGTTATGCAGAATTGGCAGCGTATAGCTATCGCACCGACAAACATGGCGAGCCGACAACAGACATAGAAGATGCAAATAATCACTATGCTGACGCATTGCGCTATGCAATCGAACCCTTAGTTAAACGCAAAAACGAACCGAAAGTGAGATTTTTATAATGTCGAAATGGTGGCAATTTTGGAAAAAAGAGGAAAAGTCCTCTAATGCCATACGTTCGATCATGCAAAGAAACTCGGCTACATGGTCGGCGCGTGAGTTTGTGGCGTTTGCTACTGAAGGCTATCGTGATAACCCAACAGTTCGCGCCTGCATCATGGCAAAGCAAAAAGCCGCTATTGAATGCCCGATTATTTTGGTCAACGAAAAAGGCGAAGCGGTAGAGAATCACCAGATTTTATCCTTGCTGAATAAGCCAAACCCCATGCAGTCATGGGAAAAGTTTTTAACTCAGATGATCGGCTCACACGACATTGCAGGCGAAGGCGATGTATTAAAAATTGGCATTGGTCAAAGTGTTGAGCTGTGGCCATTGCGCCCTGACTGGCTTGAAATAACCACTTTTAGCATGGGCTTGCCTGTTTCATGCTCATATACGCCGTCCGACACTTACGAAGAATCTACGGTAAAGCAATACCAGTTTTCTGAGTTGATGATTTGGGCAGAATACAATCCTTTGTTTAGATGGCGCGGCCTTAGTCCTCTTTATTCTGCCGCATACAGCATTGACACGCTAAACGAGTACGCAAAATCCAACAAGGCTATGCTTGAAAACGGCATGACTCCGAGTGGTGTGTTGTGGACTGATAGCGAAGTCAGCGACACGTCGTTTAATCGCCTTCAAGAGCAATTCAACGGCAAATACGCAGGAGCGAAAAACTCAGGAAAGCCGATGATTTTGGACGGTGGTTTGAAATGGCAGGGCATGAGCTTTAGTCCGCGTGATATGGAATTTGTCGGCGGCAAGCGATTAAGCCAGCTCGATGTGTGCCAGGTGTTGCGCGTACCGCCTCAGATTATCGGTATTGAAGGTAGTCAGACGTTCGCTAATTACGAACAGGCAAGAGCAGCATTTTATGAAGATGAAGTCATCCCAATGGTTAACGGCTTGCTTTCTGAGTTGCTTAACTTTTTGCGTAAAGACTTTAAGCTGCCGCCAACTTATAAACTCATTGTCGATGCTGACGGCATCACAGCATTAGAGCCAAGACGAGCAGAACGAAACAAAGTTATTGATGGTTTAACATCGCTCAAAGTTGATGAAAAACGCGCAGCAATGGGCTATGAGTCAGCAGAAGGTGGAGACGTTATTCTTGTCGATAGTAATAAAATCCCGTTAGACATGGCAGGCGCAGACATTCCGCCACTTGCACCATAAATTAGGCTAAACCATGACCATTAAGCGTATTGATAAACTCAAGTACGCGAGAAAGGTTTTATTGGCTCAAGACAAAATCTCAACTAAGTATTTTCGTAAAATCAAAGCAGAGCTAACGATTGTTGGCGATGCGCTGGCTAAGTCTTATTTGGACAATGGCAACGACAGCAAGTTTCAAGGCATTAGCCAAGACCACGAAAAACGATTAGTTGTTATCTTGACAGAGCTTTCAAGAATCACAAATCAGACATTCCGAAGTATTGGTATTATTAGCATCAAGTCGGTTTTTGACACGCTAGACACTAGCATTGAATCGCAAATTTTAGGTGTGTTGGCGGCTAATGTGCTAACCACATCGGCAGAGATAGCAGACACAACCATCGCCAGTGCATCGGCTGTCATTATTCAGCAAATGCAAATTAGCCAAAATATTGCTCCTGATAAATACATCCCATCCATATCTAGAATGATTGCCAAAAAAATAGGCGGCAATGGTGCTAAATCTCGCGCTATGACAATCGCACGAACTGAAACGCACAAAGCGGCAAACGTCTCGCAATTCACACGCGCAGAGATGGCAGCAACAGACAGCGGCCTTGATGTGCAAATCGAATGGATTAGCACCAACGATGGCCGAGTCAGAGACTCGCACCGCAGCACCAACGGGCAAATAGTCGCCATCGGGGAAAAGTTCAATGTTGGCGGTACAAAAATGAAATATCCGAGCGACCCAAGTGGCGGCGCAGCAAATGTTATCAACTGCCGATGCGTTCTTGGCTATCACGTTCCTGAGGAATAAACATGAATAAAAGTTTTACATTGCCAGTCCAAATTAAGGCGGTAGGCGATGACGGCACGTTTTCGGGCTATGCCGCTACTTTTGGCAACATCGACAAAGGCGACGACATTATCGTCAAAGGTGCGTTTGCTGAGTATTTAGCAAGTATTGGCAGCAACTATCCTTCCGTTTGTTGGCAGCACGAAACCGACGAGCCGATTGGTGTCACTACGCTAATGCGTGAAGATGAGATCGGTCTTTACGTCGAAGGCAAACTAATTTTAGAAGTACAACAGGCAGCCGAGGCGCGTGTTCTAGCAAAGGCTGGCGCGGTCAAAGGGTTGTCTATCGGGTATTGGGTAAATGAGCGCGAATACAACAACGAAGGTATTCGGATTCTCAAAAAGCTATCTCTCTATGAGTACAGCTTTGTTACCTGCCCTATGAATGAAATGGCCAAGTTTAGCAACGTCAAAGCGGCTGATCTTGGCAGTATCAAAGAGTGCGAAATCTACCTGCGCGATGTTTGTGGATTAAGTCGAAGTGAGTCAAAAACATTAATAGCGAAGATTAAGGGCGTGCGCGATGCAGAGCCTGAGATGAGTGAATTAATGCAGTCATTAAACAACCTTAAACAAACTTTAGCAGGTTAAAAGCTATGGAAAATTTCGCAGAAGTGAAGAAGTTGGTCGATGATTTGGGCAAAAGTGTCCATGACATGCGCGAAGCCAATGAAGCAAAAATGGCAGAACTTGCCAAAAATAATGGCGTTGCTGAGTTAAAAGAAGCTCAGGCAAAACTTGACGCTCAGGTTGCTGATGCAATCAAAGGCTTGACCGATTTGCAACGTCAACAAGCATTGGGTGGCAATGAGCCAAAAGGCCAATTGTCTAAAGCCGAGCAAGAACAAAAGCAAGTTCTTGATAAATTGATTCGCTGCAAAGGTGATCTTGAGCGTTTGACTGATGTTGAGCGTAAAGCATTAAGCACATTGTCTAATCCTGATGGCGGTTGGTTAACGTCTGCCGACACTAGCGGTCGAATCATCACCAAAGTGCGCGATATGTCGCCATTGCGTCGCTATGCCAATGTTAAAAACACAAGCAAAGGTATTTTAACTGGCATCGTGAACAATGGTCGCAACTCTTACGCATGGGTTGGCGAAACTGAAACACGCGCCGAAACCAACACCAAGCAGTTTGGTGAATACGAAATTCGTTTGCATGAGCTTTATGCTTATCCAAAAGTATCGAACACCATGCTTGACGATGCCGATTACGACATTGAATCGTTAATGATTCAAGATGGCTCGATGGGCTTTGCTGAGGGTGAGGCGGACGCATTTATCAACGGTAACGGCGTTAAAAAGCCGCGCGGCATTATGTCTCAGACTTTCTCTTACACTGGTGATAATTCTCGCGCATGGGGCTCTGTGCAGAAAATTAAAACGGGTGTGAATGGTGGTTTTGCCGCAACTGGTCAGGCAAACAAATTGCTCGACATGGCTTGTGGCTTACGCGCTATTTACCAAGCCAATGCTGTGTGGGGCATGAATCGCTTCACATTGGCTGAAGTGATGAAACTACAAGACGATACAGGCAACTATATCTTCTTGAATGGCTTTAACTTGCAGACTGGCGCGTTCGGTACATTGCTCGGCCATCCAGTTGATGCCTCTTTCGATCACATGGCTGATATTGCCACCGATTCATTGTCGATCATCTACGGTGACTTGGGTGCGGCTTATCAAATCGCTGATCGTCGCGGCATTAGCATCGTGCGTGACAACATCACGACACCAGGTCAAACAAAATGGAATATGTCGAAGCGCGTAGGCGGCGATGTAGTCAACTTTGAAGCGTATCGCGCTTTAGAATTTAAAGCCTAATTGGAGTAGCAAGCATGAAAACGACTGATTTACACAATCAGATTAGCGTTGGTGTGGGCATCGCACTAACAGCAGTGTCAAACGGTGAAGATGTTGCAGGTAATATCATTGATATGCAGGGTTGCAACGCTTTGGAGTTTGTTTTCCAGGTTGGTGCGTACACTGATGGTAGTGTTACGCCGTTGATCGAAGAAGGCGACGACTCAGGCCTAAGCGATGCGGCTGCGGTTGCCGACACTGACTTGCTTGGCACAGAATCGGCGGCGGCATTATCTGCGGCAGGTGTTTCCAATGTCGGCTATATCGGAAACAAACGCTATGTACGCGCAACTGCGGTAACTGCGGCAGGTTCTACACTGTCCGTGGGTTGTACTGCGATTAAGTATGGCTTACGCATCGCTAACGTGGTTTAAAAAGATTCACCGCGCAGGGACGCGCATTTATTGAGGTTTTGGCAATGGCTTATCGTGTTTCTATATCGTCAACTGAGCTAGTTACACGCGCAGAGGTTGTTGCTTATGCCAAAATTGAGAATACCGACGAAAATAGTATTATTGATGCGTTAATTACATCAAGCCGCGAAGAATTAGAAAAGCTCTTAAAAATTCCATTAATTACTCAGGTCTGGGCGCAGACTTACGACTCATTTTTAGAACCTGTTTACGCGCCAATGATACCCATTACCTCAGCAGCGTTAGAGGTTGCCGACGATGATGGCGTATTTGCAGCAAACACTTATATCTCAGTTAAAAAAGACACGGGGCGAATTGCGCCGACAGATGTTTTCAACGCAAGTATTGAATTTGACGGCTTCAAAATCACGTTTACTTATACAGTTTCAGCTATTGATGCAGCGTTAAAAACCGCAATCATGGAGCTTACTTCATACCGTTTTTATAATCGCGGCAATCTCGAAGCAGCAAAAATACCCGCTTCTGTGTTGTCGATGGTTGGTCATTTGCGAGTGTTTAGCATATGACGATCAGCGCAGGCGAGTTAAAGCATCGGATTGCTATTGATGTCGAGTCAAATACTAGTGACGGGCAGGGTGGCTACGTTACGACGTGGACATCACTCGGAAATGCATGGGCAAAAGCTGAAAACAAATCTATCGCTGATAAGTTTAATCGCGGTCAGTCAGCACACACCGAAGGCTTAAAATTCAGTATTCGCCAAAAGCAA